TAAGAAAAGATATATTCTGAATGTTTATGATTCTGAGGGTGTAAGATATAAAGAACCTAAATTAAAGATCATGGGTATTGAGAGTGTTAGAAGTTCAACACCGCATTGGTGTAGAGAAAACATTAAATCGTTGATACGAACTATAATCAATACGGATGAGCAAACAGTAATTAAAACGATTGAGGAATATAGGGAGATTTTCAAAACTTTACCATTTAGTGATATTGCATTTCCTAGATCGGTGAAAGGTCTTAGTAAATATAAATCCTCAAAAGATATCTACATCAAAGCTACCCCGATTCATGTTCGGGGTACTTTGTTGTACAACCATCAACTAAGGGAGCAAAACCTAACAAAAAAATATCAATTAATTCGTGATGGGGAAAAGATTAAATTTGCATACTTGAAAGAACCAAACATACTTGGTGAAAACGTAATTTCTATTGCTACGGTTTTACCAAGTGAGTTTGGTTTGGAAAAGTATATTGATTACGATTTACAATTTGATAAAGCGTTTCTTCAACCGATAAAAAATATATTAGATGTTATTGGTTGGAAGTCAGAGAATATTAGTACTTTGGAATCATTTTTTGGGTGAAAGGAGTTGTTATGGCAGTAAATAGTTTAGTTAAACAATTAATCAAGGAGAGCGATAATGATATGGCGTCGGCTGTATCCGCTGGGATTCTTGGTGATTGCAGCACTTTTTTGGATACTGGAAGCTATTCGTTGAACGCTTTATTGAGTGGATCGTTATATGGTGGTGTACCATCAAATAAGATTACTTGTTTAGCAGGATCGGAGTCGGTAGGTAAAACATTCTTTGCATTGTCAATCGCTAAGAATTTCTTGGATACTAATAAAGATAGTTTGATTTTATATTTTGAGAGTGAGGGTGCGTTGACATCCGATATGATTACGGATAGAGGATTAGACCCTGATAGGTTTGTCATCTTTCCAGTTGCTACAGTAGAAGAATTTAGAACACAATGTATTAAACTTATTGATGGCATTCCAAAGGAAACTAAGGTTATGATATTCTTGGATTCTTTAGGAAATCTATCTACAAAGAAAGAGATGGACGATTCTGCAAGTGGTTCTGATAAAAGAGATATGACACGAGCACCAGTTGTTCGAGGAACATTCAGAACTCTTGCTATAAAATTATCCAGTAAAAATATTCCATTGATTATCACGAATCATACTTACGATAAAGTTGGGAGTATGTTCCCATCAAAAGAAATTTCTGGTGGTGGTGGAATTAAATATGCAGCTTCAGTTATTGTTACTTTGGGGAAACGTAAAGTCAAAGAAGGTACTGAAGTGATGGGTAATATAATTAAATGTAAATTAGTCAAGGGGCGATTTACAAAAGAAGAATCAGTTATCGAAACAATGCTTGACTACCAAACTGGTTTGGATAAATATTTTGGGTTGGTTGAGATTGCAGAGAAATACGAAATATTCAAAAAGGTTTCCACAAGATTTGAAATGCCAGATGGAACGAAAGTTTTTGAAAAAGCAATTATAAAAAATCCAGAAAAATACTTTACTGATGACATAATGAAACAACTTGAAGATGCTGTATTTCAAGAGTTTAATTATGGCAGTAAAAAAGGAGATTCTGAAAATGAGTTGGATGAGTCATAGAGTATGTTTAAGAGTTTTATGGATGTTAATTGGCGTAATTATTATGGGGGGAGTTTATTTGTTATCCTATAATAATGTTGATGAACTTGCAGTAACAGAAACAAATCATTTAATTGATTATTTAAGGACAGTACTTACAAAATGATGCAGATGCGTGATAGTGATATACAAAAAACATATGAAGCGTGGTACACCTATCAGGGTTTGTATGCACATTTTAGACACGAAGCACGCAACTATGATTATTTTAAATACAATGGTAAATTAAATTTTAGCGGAATAGATGCTATGGAAAAAAGTTTCCGTAAGCATGAGTATCATGGTAATTTTTCCATGCAAAGGAAAGTATTTAAAGATATAGGCAATAGGTTTAAAAATAAAGAGTCTTTAATTTTTTTCTATCTTTCGCAGTTTACTAATAATCTAATGTACCCATCACATTTTGATAGTGATGTTTATGAGGATTATATTTCTAGAATGAATAATTTTTATTTTCATTTGGAGCAAGATGTAAATCCGATTAACAAATATATGGATAAGTATGATGTTGACTTTAATTATATATTTAAAGTTGATGGGATTAATCATCCAGTAATTTTAAAGATGTGCTTATCTAAAACAATTTCACTTGAAACATTTTGTGTTTTTGACATGATTTTAGATTATGTAAAATATGTTGATAGGAAATTAGATGATCCTATTTGGAAGGATCATAGTCATCTTGCAAAGAAATATAAACCATTCTTAGAGGTAGATAGGGGAAAAGCAAAGACAATAGTGATGAACGCTTTAAAGAAAGGATAAGATGCGAACTGAAACATTGATTCTAGAGAATCTAATATATAATGAAACTTATGCTAGTATTGTTGGTGTCTTTTTACAACCTGATTATTTTAAAGATATTTCTGAAAAGCAAATCTTTATAGAAATACAAAAACATATTTCGGAGTTTAATAAAGCTCCAACAAAGGAAACAATATCAGTTAAGTTAAATAATCGGGATGACTTGAATGAATTACAGTTTAATAATTGTAATAAAATTCTTGATAAGTTAGAAAAGAAAACTGATGATGAAAAATGGTTAACACAAGAAACAGAAAAGTGGGCAAAAGACCAAGCAGTATATAATGGTATCGTGCAAAGTATTTCTATCTTGGAAGGTAAAGATAAGAAATCCTCGAAAGATGTCATTCCAGAAATTCTTACAGAAGCATTAGCAGTTTCATTAGATAAAAGTATCGGACATAATTATTTGGAAGATGGAAAAGATAGATGGGAATTCTATCACCAGAAAGAAACTAAGATTCCATTTAAGATGTCAATGCTTGATAAAATTACAAATGGTGGTATCTCACCAAAAACTCTTACAGTTGTTTTAGGCGGAACTGGTGTCGGTAAGACATTGGTAAAAACTCATTTAGCAAGTCAATATTTAAAACAAGGATTGGATGTTTTATATATTACTATGGAGATGGCAGAGGAACGTATTGCAGAAAGAATTGATGCTAATTTGTTTGATGTTGAAATGTATGAATTAGCGAGGATGCAAAAACCAGAGTTTGAAAAAAGATTGGACAGTTTAAAGATTGGTAAATTAGTTATCAAAGAATATCCAACAGCGGGAGCTCATGTTGGAAATTTTCGAGCATTGATTCGTGAATTAAAAATCAAAAAAGATTTTACGCCACAAGTTATTGTTTTGGATTACTTGAATATTTGTTCTTCAAGTAGAGTCAAGTGGGCTGCAAATATGAATACTTACATTTATATTAAGTCGATTGCGGAAGAAGTGCGTGGCCTAGCGGTAGAGTGTAATGTTCCTATCATTACAAGTTCACAATTAAATCGGGAAGGTTATACAAGCTCCGATCCTGATTTATCTAATACGTCTGAAAGTTTTGGATTACCAGCAACAGCAGATTTGATGCTTGCGATTATTGCAAAAGATGATGCTAATGGTAATAATAATCAAATATTGTTCAAGCAGTTGAAAAATAGATATAGTGATATTTCTATGAATTCTAAATTCTTGGTAAATGTGAATAAAAAGAAAATGAAGCTAAGTGATATTGAAGAAGATGACCAACCAGTACTAGCTAATGATGGAAGCAATAAGTATTATGATAAACAAACAGATGCTAATACTAGCTCAAATCCTTATACATTTACGGTAAAGCCTCAAAAAAGAGGTGCTGGAGACTATGCAGATTGGAAGTTTTGAAATATTATAAATACCTATATAACATAAGGGGGATTCAATGCAAGATTTAACGATTTCTAAGGGCTGGTTCGGTAATGATAAGGAAATTGATGAAGCACCAGTATTGAAAAAACTTTGTGAACATAAAGCAAATACTACTACATTAGACTATGATGTTGGTATAGAATATTGTAATTTTTGTGGGGCATTAGGTCATTATTCAGTTGATAAAGATGCTCTAGAGTGGAAATTACCCGAATTTTTGATAAAACAGAACTATAATTGACAAAAGTATTATAAATAGTATAATACTATATTAGAAGGGATAGATCAAAATGGCATTACAAAAAGTAGGTGCATCATCATTTAAGATGAATGGTCATGTTATACCAGACACCAATGCGGCTTATGATTTCGGAAGTGCCGAATATAAAATTAGGCATTTATTTCTTTCCGATAATTCCCTTTGGGTTGGGGATAACCACAAGATTTCCGTTGAAGGTGGAAAGAAGAAACACAAGAAAAGAAAAAAGGGAATAGTGCCTACTGGTGTTAAGACTCTTTTAATAACATCTGTTTTTCCAGATGAAACAGCTTTGAAAGCACAATTTAAAGTTGATATTCATAATCCTAATCCACATCCAACTCTTGATCCAGATGACGGTGCAAATTTTAATCCGCCTCATAATAAATGGCAAGAATTTTTGGCAATACATGGACATCCTGATAAAGAGATTAATGAACTTTATTCAGAAAACGAAGATTTTGATATCGAAGGCCCAGACCGTTTAACAACGGAAGGTGATCTTTTATATTATGATGGTACGGATTATCAAAAATTACCTATTGGTAGTGCTGGACAATCTTTAGTATCAACTGGTGAAGTTCCTCAATGGGCTGCTAGTGGTGCAAGTGGCAAATTATTACAAGTTGTACAATATACTGGTACACAGCAACAACTTACATCTTCAACAAGTCCAG